AATCTACAAAGAGAGTAGAGCAACTTTCCTTATTTGGGAAAACGTCGCAGGAGCTTTTCGCAACGGATTTAGAGAAGTTCTCAGGAGCCTTTCCGAAAGCGGGTATGATGCGGAATGGCAAGTTATCAGCGCAGCCGCCCTTGGAGCGCCACACCTTAGAGAGCGAATATTTCTCATTGCCTACCCCACAGGCTTACAGTTTTCAAAAGAGCCATCGACCTGGGCAGACCAAATTAGATGTCAAGTTGCGATTGCTTCTACCTACCCCTTCAGTTTGCGGGAACCACAACCGCAAGGGGTCAAGCAAAACAAGCGGAGACGGTCTAGTAACTGCATTGCAAAAGCTATTACCGACACCAACAGCACATCTAGCCAAGGAGACAGGAGCGCCGAGCGAAGCATTGCGAAATCAGCCAACATTGGATCACATTCTAGGCTTAGCCACTGGGCAAGTATTGAGCCCCCAGTTTGTGGAGTGGATGCAGGGCTTCCCAATAGGCTGGACAGACTTTCAGCATTAGGTAATGCGATCGTCCCTCAGTGCGCTGTTGTGCCATTGCTTAGAGTTAAATATTTAGCGTCATTGCTCCAATAAAAATCAGCGATCGCCCCATGACAAGCGATCGCTGAAACCCGAAAAACTGCATTTCTACCAAATATTAAACCATGAAATATCTACTAATCCTCGCATTGCTTTCTATCTCCACCCCGCGATCGCGCAAGTTAATCGCACCGTTGGCAATGGCTTCTCTGACCTTGGTAAAATCACAGCTAGAAGCAATCAAGAGGCTTCTAGGCTATGTCGCAAAAAGGGCGGTAACGTTGTGATTAAGACTGGTAACAGATACACTTGCCACTATTTCCAGAGGTTAGCAAAATGATCGATTTAACCCGCATATACGCATTGACTGACGAAATGAAATACGCAGCCCAAAACAAGGGTTTAGACGAAAAAGCGTTACGCGCTCAACTGATTGAACTACGCAGCAAAATCAACCGCGAACTCGCGGCGATCGTTGTTACTAATACTAGAATTGAGTGATGATCTATTAAATTAAATCTTGAGGACAATCACCCCAGACCACATCGGAGAAAACCATGACAGAACTACAACTCAAACGATTAAAAGATCTCGCTTTTCGCTTGGCTAAGGCTAGTTTTAAACATGATCGCTACTACGGCTGGACGGTTAATCAACTGCACACTTTCTTTAAATATGCGACCGATTATCCCAAATGGAATAACCTAGAGGATGTCTACGACCTTATCTCTGAGTATTCCACTGAGGTCGTGGATTATGCTCATTTAATGGGTAATAGGCTTGAACGAGCAAAGTTAGATCGCTTTGTTGATACAAGGAGCCAGTCAGAAGACTGTACCGAAGAGGAACTAGAGGCTTACAATAATTTGCGCTTTGAGATAGCAGATAGGGTAAGCAATGCTTTTTCTTGTTGTTTGCACATTGCCTTTGATGTGGTAACAGAACCTTGGGTCGGCGGTGTTTTAGGCTTTACTGTTGGAGATTTAAAACGAGCTTATCCTAAAGGTTTTCCAAATTGGCTTAAAGAAAAATTTACTGTCGATTTGGACAGTTTGCCTAGTACTGAATATTTAACTTTGTGAAGGCATGAACTTAACACCACTTCCCAGAGAATCCCATCAACAGTTTTACGATCGCCTTGTCAGAGATGATCTATTAAATTAAATCTTGAGGACAATCTGCGATAATAAAAGTGTTAAGTCACAGAACCACTGCCATGAAAATGAAACCTAAGCCCAAAGGTAAGCCAAAGCCAAAGCCTTATAAATAGACAAAAAGAGAGAGCGATCATTGCGATCGCTCTCTCTTTTTGCTGTGGTTACTATTCTCTATAATCGTTGTAAATCTCAATGTCACATTCTGACTCATCAGCAGAGCTTATAATCAAACTGTTTTCTGTTGAGAGATTGCATATTAATTTATAAAAATCAATAAGATTTTCTAACTTAACTTCCACAAAACCGTCAAAGATTTTAGGTTTTGTACAATTGAATCCAACAATAGATCCATTTTCTATAAACGATTCAATATTTCTGGTAGCAGTTAATTTTACTTTCATGGTTACTCCTTTGTTATTAATTAATCCAATTCGCGATCGCCGCTGTCATGCCTAAATCAGCTCCATCGCTACCCATTGGAGTAAGCTCTTGAATGTGTCGCGTGATTGTGTTTTAAGCCATTCGTTAGCTTGTTCAGATATTTTTGCTGATGGATGACTCAACCAACTAAGAAGCCATAACGATCCCCCTAAGTCGGTCACTAATAAGGCGATCTCATCAACATCTTTTGATAGCTCTAAAATCTCAGTCTCAAGCCAATCAGGGATCTCCACATAGTCGCTTGCTGGTTTGGGTGTGTCTAGCATTGTGTCCATGGCTGTTTGTTACTCTTCCTTTAAAATCTGATTAGCTGATATAACAAGCCCTTTAAGCTCTTTATATCGAATTGTGTAAACTTGTTGATCAATTTCTACAACTACAGAATGGTCCAAAGATTTCTCATCAGCAAGGTCGGCTAGGCGACCAAACTCTTGAGAGAATTGACGATCAAGGCTTGCGATTTCATTGCGTAATCTATTTTCTTGCTCTTGCAAATCTGCGATCGTTTGCCTGAGTACTGCTAGCTCAGCTTTTTCTTTTAAAACGGTTTTGGCTAGTTCAATTATTTTCACAATAAACCTCAGTCATTCCTACAATTGGTTGCGATTCAATAGCGACAATCTCAATAACTGCATCTAGCAATCCTGTAATTGTTGCCAATTGGTTATCAGACAATGCAAACCTAGCTAGTTTATGTGTATCTAAATCGACAGGATAATCAATCAAGTCAGTGATTGACGCTGTTTGTGATGCACCAAAGAATAAAGCTATCTTTTTAATATCGATTACTCCATAGGATGAAGCGCCGATTTGTCCTGCTGTTGTTCTGATCATGATTGTTTATTTACTAAATTTACTCTCGTAATATCTAGTTAGTTTCGACTTCTTGACCTTGCGATTGCCTGTTTCATCCTTGACGCTTAGCAGCTTAGTAATGAGGCTATTTTCTTCGCTCAGAGCGGATTCTTGATAGGTTGATCGCGTTGATAATGTGTATTCGGGTTGTGTTTCTGTCATGGGTTAAGCAGCCTCTCTACGAGCGATCATCTTTTGCACCTTAACCAAAAACTTGTATTGCTCCTTTTGAGCGTCTTGCAAAGCAAGATCGGCGGCGCGTGGATTCGATACTGTGCAAAGGATATTAGCCATCAAAGAACCGATGCGATTGGCGATGTAGCTTGCGTCAAACAAATTGACATCTAAATCAAAACTACTAGTAAATGAATCGCAAAACGATTGGTTATACTGCCAGATCATGCATTCATGCATAGAGCGTGAAGCTCTTACAAAGTCGCCTTTAGCGATCGCCGCTTGGCATTGATTTTTTTCGTATTCGTGGTTTTCTCTCAAGTCTTGCAACTCTAGTGCGATTGCTTCTGCGATTGGAGCGAGTTGTGTAGCGGTCATTGCGTTTTCCTGTTTACTAAGTTAATTTCTGTATATACATTACTGCTCATCTAATGAATAGTCAATACACCAATGATTAGTATTATCAGTACTTTTAGCCGTTTTATATAAGTAAAAGCTAATCAATAAATGACTAGTAGGTAGTATAATAGTGATTAGTTACTCAAGGAAGCCATGAAACTAGAGCTTAAAAGTTTACGCAAAAAGCGATCGCTAACTCAAGAAGAGCTAGCAAGGCTTTGTGAGGATTGGTTGATTGTGGCTAATTCTAAAACTAGATGCAGTACACAAAAAATATCGCGATTAGAGCAAGACAAGTTCGAGTATTTAGAGCGTCATTTGATCGATGCTTTATGTGCAGTGCTTTACTGCAAGATTGGTGATTTGATTAAGGTAGAGAGGGTTTAGAGCATGACTAACACGATCTCAATCCGAAAGAAAGTCGCTGAGCTTTGCGGGTTTACTGGTGATTATCAAGAATTTGTTTTAGATGGACTCTGTGGAATTAACGACAGATCAACCGCTAGAAACCCTCTTGATGGCAGTAAGCAATATATTCCAGTGCCAAAATATGACACATCTCTAGACGCAATCACACAAGCTTTTGATGACTATGTGTTGACTTACACTTTACAAAAAGGCGTAGCAGATAATGGTGATATTGGCTATTTTGCTTCTAATCCTAAAGGCGAAAAGTACTCTGATACAGCAGCTAAAGCCATGTGTTATCTATTTATTCACTGTATGGAGAATAATGATGGCTACAAGTCAGACTGAAGTTAGTATAAACAATAGGTTGTACCTAGAAAAAGCCAATGAAGAAGTCAGCAAAATTGTCATTATTCCTGAATGGCAAAAGCTTTTGAGGGGTTTTGAATGTGAGCTTAGCGCTACCAAATATTCTTTTGATGGATTAAGAGCCATAGAAATGGCGATCGCCGCTAACCCATTGTTAAACAATGAAGATCGATTGGTACTTGTTCAAGAATTTATAAGTAAAAATAATCATGAGTGACACAGAAAAACAGCCAGAAAAACAGCGCATCCCGATCGCCATTTCATCACAGCAGATGGAAGATCGGTATAGGGTAGAAGCATCTCGCGCAAAAGCTCAGAAGATGGGTGCTAGTTCTAGGATTTTGAGGTTATTTGAAAATGACGCTAGTTGACCACGAAATCGAAAAGCTTTGCGAAGAAAAGGGCGTTATCGTGCCATTTGACAAAGCAATGCTTAACCCACAATCACTCGATGTGCGGATAGGCTACACGCTGAAAACTGAGAATAACTGGCTTAAGCGATGTCTAACGGGTCAAGAGTTTACTACTCACGACTTAACCAAGTACTCAGAATCAAACCCGTTTTGGGTATCGCCACTAAGTTTTATTCTGACTTGTACCTACGAGACTTTCAATATGCCGAGTAATTACTCAGCAGAGTTTAGGCTTAAGTCAAGTAGAGGGCGATCAGGATGGGGTCACGTTTTGGCAGTATGGATTGATGGTGGTTTTAACAATTCAAAGCTGACCTTAGAGTTATTAAACCATCGTATTTGGGCTCGGCAACCTATCTATCCCATGATGCGAATTGGTCAAATCGTTTTTGCTGAGACGGCTTATCCAAGGCATGATTACTCAGAAACAGGACGGTATAACAACGATTTGGATACGCAACCAGCAAAACCAGAGAAGAGAATATAAAAAGATGATCGTCAAGATTGAAGACATCCAAGCATGGCTAGCGCAAAAAGCTCTTTGGGATAGCCAGAACATTGAAAGCATTGAGTTCACGCTAAACGGCGAGGTTTATAAACCGCAAATGTTTTGGACTGATGCCGACGGTAATCCAACCGACCCGATCGCCGCAGATAATTTTAAATTTATGGGCTGTTGCACCCATAGCATTTTTGAGATGATTGTTGGGGATTTGAAATAATGAGTTGGACGTATCGAATCTCAAAGCAAACCCTTGAAAATGGTGATGAGTTGTTTGCTATCCGCGAGTTTTACCCAAATAGTAAGGGCGAATTAACCAGTTGGAGCCACGAAGAAGTAACACCTGTTGGCACAACACTGGAAGATCTAAAAGGCGAGTTAGCACTGATAATGCAGTGCTTGGACAAGGGAGTAATTGATATTGGAGGTGAAGACAATGGCTAACATCGGATTATGCGGCGCTCACGGTACAGGTAAAACCACACTGGCGATCGCCTTGTCGCATTCTCTAGGAATCCCATATATTCCTATTGATGCGAGTACTGTATTTTTGGAGCATAAATTCCACCCATCAGATAAACTTGATATCCGCACTAGGTTGTTTTTACAGCAAAAGATTTTGGCTAAAGCTGAAGACATCTGGTTTGACGTTGACGAGCCTAGCTTTATATGCGATCGCACACCGTTGGATATGGCTGCTTACTTGCTTACTGATGTTGTCAATGGTGAGTTAGATAAGCATACACAGTCTGAGGTTATGGAGTATTTGCAAGATTGCTTTAATGTTACGGCTCGGTATTTTGGCAAGATTGTATTAATCCCGCCCGCTATCCCTTTTGTCGAGCGTGAGTACAAAGCGGCGATTAATCAACCGTTAATATTCAAGTTGCATACTCAGCTTTTAGGGATGCTCTATTATTTGGATTTGCCTTATAAGGAGTTGCCAAAAGACTGCATGGATTTGGGTGATCGGGTGAAATTTGTTGAAGATTATTTGGAGGTAAACAATGTATAAGGCGACTGGATATAATCACGCTCTAGATCGCGTTCGAGAAGATATGGCGTTAATGCTAAATCTTGAAGTAAAAATTATTCAATACGATACGGCATTGATGAATAGGAACTTTTACACTGAAGATCAACTGGCGACTATACAGCAAAAACGCGCTGATGCTTCTCGTGATTTTATTGATCTTTTGAATAAATACAATATTAAAAATGACTAACGAAGAAATTAACCGCGCAGTTGCAGCGATCGCAGGATGGACTGAGATCGAAAACTGGAATACCAGCGCAACCAAGAAAACGTACATCGGCACTAACGCAACACATCCAGAGCTACGTAAGTTTATCCCTAATTATGTCGAGAGCTTGGATGCGATTGTTAAGGTGTTTGAGTCATTTAAGATATGCTACCGCCTTATTTATCTTCCTGCTATGCATGGAACAGGGTCAGCTTGTCGAGCAACAACTTTGACCAGCCCTATTGAGTATGATGCGCTATCACCAGCACTCGCACTCTGTAAGCTCCTACTAGCCATAAACCCCACACCAATCGCACCGCCACAGGTTGCGATTATTGATGATGATGGAGAGCATGATTAATGCAAGAAATTGAACGAGCTAAGCTCATCGGCTTTTTTACCACCCATCGCGGCTCTTACTCTCTGCGCTATATCGAAATATGCACGCAAATCAATACGAGCGCATTGCGCTTACTTCTTAACCAAGGCGCGATCGCATACGGTAACAGGCGCTTGCATATTGAATGCGTTGAGGGTAATTATCGCGCTATTCCTAAACTGCGTAAGGCGACACCAAAGGAGATGCGGGCGCGTGAGTTAAGTAGACTGCGTAATAAAGCTTTTGACCATGCTAGGGCGCGTGGTGTGTCTGTCGGTAAAGCTAAGTTGGCGGCTTGGAATGCTGTTTGTGATCTAGAATAAAAACACCGTAGATGTACGAGAAATATTTATGTATGGAATAGAAACGGAAGACAGGGTTACAGCTTTAGCCAGTGCGCTTAGTTACTGGGTTTTTCGCTGTAGAGACAAGGGCAAAAGCCCTGCCATGGGCTTAAAAACATGGGAATATTTTCAAAGCAGTATCCAAAATGCTGCTATTCCCTCTCGCAATATCGACGACTACATTGAGAATTTAGCCAAGAAGCTTATTGTTGCACACCTCAACCCAAAAGAATGGACTCGCATAATCGCGCCAAAACAAGTGGTTTTACGGGCTACTGTGAATGATGATGGCAGTATGGGAGACATTCAGCAAATTGATAGCGATCAACATTTGCAATGGCTCGGATGGCAAGATATTCTCAACTCTCTTAAACCTCACGGGATAAGCGATCGCCATATCCTCGGTTTGTGCAAATCAAGACCGCACATTATTACTACTTATTGTCGTGTTCGCTTTGAAAGCGATCGCGCTTTGAATATTCCAGAAGAAACAGAAAATACTCTAGATGTAGAGGCTACTATCAATGCTTAATTACAACCCACACGATCGCCATAATATCAAACTACATTTGCAGATTACTTTGCTACAGCCTTTGTCCCATATCAGTGAGTCCGTAGGCAATCAAACAAACTTGCGAACAATGAAGGTGACGGATTTAGAAGGCAATCCCTCTGAAGTTTTCACACTTTCTGGCAACTCACTACGCAATCGAATTTTAAGGCGGTGTGGTATTGATTCTTTCTTATCTCAGATTGGTGTGCAAGTATCGCCAACGATGCATCACGCTCTATTTTGTGGCGGCGCGATTGATGGTGGCACGGGTAATGATTTGGATTTGGATAGAAAAATCCGTCAGCTTTTGCCATGCCTCTCAGTACTAGGAACCGCCAAACCTAAAGGATTGTTTGGTGTATCCGATGCTCAAATGGTGCACGGTCGGATCGCTGTTGGTGATGCTTATTTGGCTTGTGTAGAGAGCGCTAAGTATCTTTATCAGATGTTCCCCCCTGCGTTGCCAATCGAAGTCATACCAGCACTAGAGCAGATTATCGATGGCAAAGACTTACAGCATAGTCAACGAGTGAATCAATGGCTACATCATGGTTCTCCTTCGGATGTTAATAATTACGATCTAAAGGCATTGCTTGCTGAATGGATGCCGTTCTTGGGAGAAAGGCTTCGATATTATTCCGATTGGCTTACCTATAGCCAAAAGACAAGGCGCGATTCACTTCACGATCCTAACTTTGCAAAACATTTGATCGGCGCTACTCCAGAACCTCAAAAGATGATTTCTCAAGGCGATCTATTTGGCATAGTTTCTGAAGAAACTAAGAAAGGGAAAGGTGACAAAGCAAAGCCCGAAAGAGAGAAAAGCCAACAGATGATCATGGGTAATTGGCTACTTCAAACAGGTGCTACTTTGTACTCTTATTGGAGCGCAAACGTCACCAGAATCGAAGAAGGATTTATTGCTGATGCTTTACTCAAGTTTGCTGAATCGCCATACTTAGGCGGTCAATCAGGAACGGGTTGCGGACTATGTTCTATGCAATTCTGGTTTGAGACTGCGGAGGGCGATCGCGGTGAGTTTATGACGATTACACCTCATGCTCAGAAATTAAGCGATCGCGCCTCTGAATCTCATGCAAGGTATAAAGAATATCTCGAAGATTACAAAGGATTTCTTGCTGATTCTAAAAGCGATATTAGGAGTTTATTGAATGGATAACCTCCAAATAATTGCACACATGGCAACGCCGCTAGTTGCCTATGATGACTGGTCCCCTAGCTTTGATGCCCTGATTGAGTATCAATTGTTAGACCAATTAGGGTTAATCACGCCTAATCCAACGGCTGCGGATGCCAAAAAGAATCTGCCCTTGATTTTTGATGAAATGCCGATCGCTCGGAAGACGCTCAAAGGCGAGTGGTATTGGGCTGTGAGTTCACCACACTACATCGAAAATCATCAACAAACTCAGCGTTACCGTAAGCGATGGGACAAGCAAGAACTACACCTTGATTGGGGTAAAAAGAAAGCTAAGGTTGATAGTTCGCAAGGGCATTTTAAAGCCTATGACTTGCCACGATATGATCGCGAAATGCAGACTATACACTGGTTTGCGATTGGCAATGCTGACAAGATTAGCGAACTAATTCTAAATGTTACGCATCTTGGTAAGAAGCGATCGCAAGGTTGCGGGCAGGTACACAAATGGGAAGTACTTCCTTTTGAATATGATTGGCATTTGTGGAGAGGTAATAGTTTAGCCCGACCAATGCCAATTAATATGATTCCACAACCTCAATCTATCAATATGATGAACTGGGGGTGGCGAACACCGTATTTTGTGCAATCCAATAGAACTATGTGCTATATGCCAACGGATAATGTATGGAGAGAATAGAACGCGATGCTTTTTTAGCTCATGCGACACTGCCAACATTTAAGCGCAAAGTTGAGAAAGCTAAAGAGATTATTCGAGAGGCTTTAGCGATCGCACCTTCTTATGTTGCGGTGTCATGGGGTAAAGATTCAGTCGTAATGCTTCATTTAGTGCAGTCGATTTGTCCTGATATTTTGGCTTTTCACTATGGCAGTATTGAGTCAGCTACAGGGCTTGTTTCTAATTTTCCTGAAGTGATTGCAACTTATCGCAGTAAATTTCCTACCAATTATCAAGAGTTGATAGCATTACCAGAATGGGCTTTTACCCCTGATACCGTGCGCGATCGCATACAGGCAACTATAGATCCTAAGTTCAAAGTTGCTTTAGTTGGAGTTAGGGCGCAAGAAAGTAAAAAAAGGCGCAGTGCAATTAAACATTATGGGGTAATCCATCAATATAAAAGCGATAATTTATGGCGATGCTTTCCCTTGGCTTATTGGCAAACTGAAGACATTTGGGCTTATACTTGTTTGCATGATCTGCCATATTTAGATGCTTACGAATATAGCGATCGCACTAATCCTCATGCTTCTTTTTGGTTCTCAATAAATCATTCTTTGGTTGAAACCCAAAAAGAAAACATTAAAAAAAACAATCCTAAACTTAATCATTTTTTGGAGAATAAAAATGGAACTCGCTAACTTTTTGACGGACCGTAATTTATTTAGCCGACTTGCATCTGGGGTTGTTTCTTGCCCTGATTTAACGATCAACAATAATCAGTTTGATGACGCTAAACGATGGCTAATTTTTAGCCGTGTTCGTTTTGAGTATGTCCGTCCGACTTGTGGGATGCTTTCGGAGTCCGTTCCATCCGTCCTTCCTACAATGGATAAAGATGAGCGCGACTACGGATTAAAAGCCTATATCAATGCTGGCTTAAATCCTGACAAGGAGTCTATTGCATTATTTCTTGATGCAATCAACAATCCTATTCCTGATAGTTTAGGTGAGCATCTAGCCGAATATTATCAATCTGAATCAGTGCCAACGCCTAATACCGAAGCATCTCTTTTTCCTGCTAACTACATCATTATCCATGATTTGCATCATGTTCTTTTAGGTGCTGATACCACTCAAAGGGGAGAGATGGAGATCATCGCTTTTGAAAGTGGAATGCTTCATAAATCACCAGCTCCAATCCTTTTATTAGAACAGCTTGAAATCTTTTTGAGTGACAAAACGGATTGCATTGATGCTGCGAATCTTGCTAAAGCTTGGAATATTGGCGCTAATGCCGCCTCGTTGTTTGAAAATTGGCAATGGCAACACGATCTTAATTTACCTTTAGAAGAAGTAAGAAACAAATATGCAGTGCTACCTTTGCGCCGCCCCTAACGGTTTTGAAGCGAACGATCTAAGAAAGTCATGCGGAATTGAAGAAATACACAAATACCAAAGGAATAAAAGATCGTGAGTAACTTCGTAGAATTTCTTTTCAGTATTGAAGGCTCTTTAATCCCTAGAAACTACCATTATTGTCTCTATTCCGCTTTGACGGGATTATCTCCTAAGTTCAAAGATAACCATGAGTGGGCGATCGGTAGAATCAGTAACACAAATATTTTTGACGATCGCACATTACGTTTAACTCAAAGCAATATAAAGCTACGTTGCTCCAAAGATTTAATTACAGAGCTAACGATGCTTTTTGATTGTCAAATCCATTTAGGCAAAGAGTTGATTAAACTCAAGCTGGTTAATGGCACAGAGCTAAAATCTCAAGAGAATCTAGCGGCCTGGGTATCAATTAAAACCGACAACAATCGTGAACCCGATCTTGCTGGGTTTGCGGTGTCGCTAGGCAAGCAACTAGCAAAGTTTGATATTGATACACTGCCAACAATAGGGCGCAAGGAGCAGCTAATTATTAAAAAGCAACCGTGTGCTGTATACCCTGTAATGTTTTCAGATTTGCGCCCTAACGAGTCTTTGACATTACAAGAGAAAGGGTTGGGAGGTCGCAAACATCTAGGATGCGGGTTTTTTGAATAAATAACAAAATCACTCGGCGGAGCGATCGCTTAAAATAGAGTGACTACTTCACATTCCCAGTCGTTGCACTCGCGACGGCTTTTTTGTGTCTATAAAAATAGTTTGGTTTTGCTATTGACAAAACCTATAGGGCGATCAATAATAGGTTATTGAGTTAAACAAAGGAACAAAGCAATGACACAACAACTAATTTCGGGTTTAGAGTTTGCACAAAAATTACAAACTCTTTGGAATCAATCAAAAGGATCTGAATGGCATAACAGAGCTGCTGGTTTTGTGAGAGCTCGTGTATGGGATAAAAAAGATGACGAAATTAGAGTCTACTTTGGCAATGGCTACTTTTCGATCAAGGCAATTGGCGGCGAATTTAAAGGTGGTTATTTTGGCTTCAAGTATGGCATTCAATCTGAAGTTGCATCTTTAATCAAGGTATTACAAGAAGATTTTAAACTGGCTTCACTCAGACCCGAAAAAGTAAAAACTCTTCGCAATGAAGACGGCGAAGAAGTAGAAGCCGACGATCCAGATGGTGTTATTTATGCCTAGAGGAGGCAACCACGGGGGCGGTAGACCTAAGAAACCGCCCGAAATAAAGGCTAAAACATATTCCTACTGTTTTAGCCCGATCTTAGGAGATGCGATCGCCGCTATTGGTGACAACGCATCGCAGTCAATCCAAGCAATTGTGCTTAAGTATTTTGGGATTACTCCCTTGCAATGGGAGATATACACAGCTTGGATTGAGTGCGATCGCAAGGTCATCGCAACAGCCGAAAAGCTAGGGCGCGATCCTGAGAATGTAAGGCAAATCGTTGCTAAGGTTGAACGGAAATTAACAAAAACATAGTTTTGGGAGCTGCTTAGATAGCAGCTTTTTTTGTGTCGCCACGCATAGAGAAATATCTATGCTTTGCGGGGTTGGGATTATGGATTTGATGTATATAGTTTTGCTTATGATAATCGTCAAAATCATTTGGAAGCAATGCTTTACATAGTACTTATAATCGCTTATACTTTCTAATATGAGTTAGGTATTTACATGGCACAAGTACAGTTAATTGTCGAAGTTGAAGAGGATCTAAAAAAGACTCTCAAAGAGCTTGCAGACAAAGAAGAAAGAACTCTCAAAGTCTATGTCACTCGTATTTTAAAAGCGGCGATCGCTAAGTCTGATGAGGTGGCGGCGTGAGTAATTTACAAGAGCTAGAGGGAGAAACTATCATTAATGACAGGAATTGCCTTAACTGCAAGCATCTTGTCGCCAATGATGACACTGATACATGGTTGCGAGTTGGAGAAATAAGCTACTACTGCAATAACGAACATGTAGTTATTAATCCTGACGATTTAGATGATGGCTATCTAGATCCTGATCGCATGGAAGATTATGCTGAGAATTGCATGGGATTTGAAGAGAATGACGAATTACAGGCGATCGCTAAGTCCGATGATGGCTACGAGAAAGCGGTACAAGACGCTCAAGACTATTATTCCAAAGAAATTAACGCGCTTCATTCACGTATTTTTAGATTGCAAGGCGGTATCTCATAATGAAATTCTTCAATCATGAGATTGGCTCAAGGAAAGATGATCAAATCTTTGAGTTAATTGATATTCACGGTTTAGCAGGATACGGCTTTTTCTGGGTAATTCTTGAGGAGTTATACGGAGCTGAAGATACTGGCTTTCAGATTCAGGCTACTAGTGTTTGGATGAAGCGACTAGCGCGATCGCTAAACCTTACAGATGATCGAACGCTCGTTAGATATTTTGACACTTTGGCAGATTTGGGCTTAATAAATAAGCAGCTATGGCAAGAGCATATTATCTACAGTTCTGGGGTCATGGAACGTGCAGATGCTTACATGCAACGTAAAGCAAAAGAGGCTGAAAAGAAGCGAAATCAACGCGCTCAGGCATTATTAAATATTGAATGTCCTAACACTGTCCCTAGGGACACAACGGGGACAAATGACGTGTCCCTCAATGTCCCGCTTGCAGATCCATATGCAGATCCAGATCCAAACTCAGATCCAAATTCATTTTTAAGAGCGCAAGAAAAAAAAATGAAAGCATCTTGCAAGATCGAAATCTCTTTACCTGAAGAAAAAAAAGAAACTATCGCTCTTGAAGACAAATCCGAAAATCAAGACCCCACCCCCCTTAATCCCCCCGCCCCGCGAAACCTGAAATTTATCGATCCGTATCAACGAGCGATGGAAGTAAGGCAACGTGAACCTGAAGTTAAGAAGATGATAGGCGACAAAGAATTTTTAAAATTCTTAATTCCCTTGATGAAGAGATGGGACGCTTACAAAACATCTTGCGATTCATCGGATGCTAGGAAATGGGTGCGGGTTGCTATAGAACCCAAAAACGACAAGTGCGATTCACGATGGGACGAATCCCGTGATCGCTATCAAGACTTTTTAGAATCCCAAACCCAGCGATCGCAACAGCAGCCCGCCCCGATCGCAGTGCAAGAACCCGAAATCATCGCACCAATACCAAGCATGGCAAGAGAATACGCCGCCAAATTAGCTAGGAAAGCATCATGAAAGATCTATCAACTGGTGAAAGTCTATGCTCAGCCGTAGCAGAAAATATCGTCATTGCCACAGTATTAAGCTCTCAAGACGCGATAAAGGCGCTTACCCCTATACTTACTAGCGAGATGTTTTACACCGCCCTCTACGGTCAAATTTTTACGGCTTGCGTAGAGCTAAACCAAAAACAAGGCAGTATTAACCCTGAAACCGTATATCAACACATGGCTACAAAGCAGCAAATGAAGGGCTTAGAGCCATCATTAAGCGATCGCAGTGCTATCTATGGCGTTTATAAATCAACAATGCCATCGCCAAATTGTGTTGAGTACGCTGAGCTAATTCGCGAAAAGTATAAATCTCGAAAGTATCGTGACTTTTGCCGCGAGGCTCAAGGCATTTTTCAAGAGCAAAGCTTTGATGATTCGCTCTCATGGTTTGAGCAAAAGTTAGTAGAGTTTCGCACTTTACAGAATGGCAGTGAACACACCCGCTTAATGTTTGATGTCATGGGAGATGAGTTTATAAATCTTACTCACATTGCAGAGGCTAGAGAGACTGGCAACATTCACGAATCAATCCTACCAACTGGCTTTAAAGATTTGGATTGGATGCTTGATGGTGGACTATCTAAGCAAAGATTAATCTCAATCCTTGGCAGTACAGGTATGGGTAAAACTACCGTACTTTTGGAGCTACTCAACTACACATCATTTGTGATGCATCAACCATCTTTATTCTTTTCTCTTGAGATGAGCAGCAGTTCGCAAGCTCAAAAACTATTCTCAAAACATGCCCAAATATCTACAGGTGAATTGCAAACAGGTAGAATCCCAGAGACTAAATGGGGTGAATTGGTGCAAGCGCAACAAAACTATGAAGGATTGCCGATCAAGGTTAACGATCGCGCTCGTTCCATTGAAGATATTGTCTCAATCTCTCGACAATTCTATGCTGAGCATGGCTCTATCGGAATGATTGGGATTGACTATCTAACTTTGGTTCGTACATCCCAAAAGATGATGACTAGAGAACGTGTGGACTACGTTCTAGAAGAGCTTAACCAACTCAAAAAAGAACTCGATACTCGCGTCGTGGTTTTATGCCAAATTGGGCGCGACACAAAGAACTCAGGTGATAAGCGTCCAACTATTTACAGTGCCAAAGAATCAGGCGGTATTGAAGAGGCTAGCGATCTAATGATTGGCTGCTATAGGGATGAATACTACAATTCCGACTCTGTTGATCGAGGTATTTTAGAGCTAATTGTTCTCAAGAATCGATATGGCAGATCTGGGACAGTAAAACTTTTGTGGGATGGCGCTCACTCAACTATCGCGAACTTGAGGTCAAGCCATGTCTAGAAATTGGCGCGATGAGTTGATAGCTCAAGAAGTTTTTGAAACTGAAATGGGATTTGATAAAACAAATCCCATTCAATATATTCCAGAATCTGAACGCATAGATTTATTCTGTATCCACTGCCAATATCACACCGCTTGGATGAAAGCACCTGATTGGATTACGTGCGGATGGTGCTTTGAATTTATAGGCAATGGTGCTGAGAAACGTATAGCCGAATCTAAACAATACAAGGCTACTAGAGAGCCATTGCTAAAAGAGATAAGCAAACTATTGGAAGGTAAAGATCTCAATCATCGTTTATCTAATTTTGTTCAGAAGCATGAAGTTCGTGACAATATCCCCTATGGGAATTGGGACAGCTTACCAGATACAGCATTGACCACATTACTAAATTCTCTTAAATCACTTTCATGAAACCTACCCTACCCATCTGCATCCCCTCGATCCCATCCCCTGACACCAGCCCCGCAATATGGCGACAAGTTGCGCCGATCCTAAGTGCGATCGCAGCGCATGAGCAAAGGCGCAAGCTCAAAGACGATCGCGCTATTGCCACTAATGCGTTATTCGTAGCTCGGTATTTGGTGTATAAAAATCAGTGGTCTAGCCTATGGCAGTCGCTATTAGATCGCAATGTTTTGCATATTGGTGACGCGCCAAAATTACAACCGCCAAAAGCTAGACCAGAACCAGAGTTAGAGACGATCGCAGCTCCACCGCCAAAACCGAAAAGCGATCGCCCAAAGACAAAGCCGCCTAAAAATGTTGCAAAGCCGAAAGCCAAAAAGCAACGTAAGCGGATTCGTAACCGCGAAAGATTAACCGATCGCAAATCACCAACGTACCTATATGTTTTTGCGTGCCTAAAGCCCTGTTTGAGTGGTTTGCTATCAATCCTGAATCTATACAGCTTTTTTGCCTACAGCGCCCCGTTATGCCCACGACAAAAACCACCGATCCGCGATCGCCCCGATGGTCAGCGTATAAAAGCTTTGCTTGCTTATAAGGCTAGCGGAGGTGAATATGCAAGCCTAAAAGTGTATCTGCCATCGCTCAAAAAGCGGTATAGGATGCACCCTGATGTTTCTAAATTGCTACTTGATTGGAGTAATCCAAAACGCACACGCACCCGCAAGAAAGTTGAATCAGACAAACAGAAGGGAGTCGCTAAACGGATTATCTCGACTGAGCAGATTAACTCAGTGCTTACCGATAAATGGCAGGATGCTGTAACAATTGCTTACAAGCTGAACGAGCTGCTAGGCGAGAATATTGAGCTAAGGAAATTATCCAAACTTTTTTACAATCGCTCTGTAGCAGGGGAAATCCATCGCTACAATCGTGATCATCATGAGATTTCTTTCTTCTCACGGGTGCAAGCAACAGAATTTGAGAACGAATGGATGACGCTAGAGATGGCTTATCAGCTTGCAATATCTAGGGGATGTCGATTTGCTAGGAATACTTTCAGGAAAAACCATAAATTTGATTACAGCGCTTACGGATTAGAGTTCCGTAAAGCCGCCCCTGACAACGAGTGCAGTCTGCTACGGTATCGCGATATCCAGCCATAGATTTTAGTCTATGCTTTGCGGGTTTATTGTGATGGATAGTTATGATTAGGGTGTTGTATGTTTGTAAGGTTTGTACTACTATGTAAAAAGTTAAGAGATTAACGAGTAACACAAACAAGCAGAGGTGCAAATAAATGATTGATCAATATGTAATTGTGCGAACTTACAGTGCGGGTGTATTCGCGGGATTTCTTGAAGCTTTTGAAGGTAAGCAAGCAACAATACGCAACGCTCGGCGTTTATGGAAATGGGCAGGGGCAGCATCCCTTTCTCAGCTAGCTCAAACAGGAACTAGTGATCCTAGTAATTGCAAATTTCCTGCGGAAGTTGACAGAATCATAGTCACTGAAGTGATTGAAATTCTGTCAGTGACAGAAATCGCGAAAGATTCAATCGCGGAGGTTGCTGTATGGAAGATCTAAATACTGATTATGGCTCTGGCTATGGCTCTGGCGATGGCTATGGCTCTGGCTCTGGCTCTGGCTTTGGCTATGGCTTTGGCTCTGGTTCTGGCGATGGTTATGGCTCTGGCTATGGTTCTGGCTTTGGCTCTGGCTCTGGTTACGGCTTTGGCTATGGTTCTGGCTATGGCTCTGGTTGCGGCTCTGGCGATGGCGATGGTTATGGCTATGGCGATGGCTCTGGCGATGGCGATGATTGAGAGGGTGTAAATGATTCCAGAATACATCACAATCTCAGAGTTCCGTAAAGCCCCTACTCGCATATGTCGTCCCGTGGCGGCTGGTAAAAAAGAATATATCGTAACCTCTAACCAGTTGCCTATATTCACGATTGTTAAAACTAAATCTGATGATACTCAAGATCAGCAAATTGGAGTTGATGCAATGCGTAAAAGCTTATTTGACTTCCAGAATCTATTAGAAGAGCATGGCGCTGTAACTTTGACAGTGTATGGCAAACCACTTGTTAGGTGTGTGAAATTATGGAAATTGTAAAGGTGGAAGAATAATGTATTTATACATCGAAGCAGAAATTGACGGTCAGAAATTCTCAATTACTTCTCAAGTGATGGGAAGTTCTAAAACGTCTAAGAGGGTTACTTACACGCTATACCCTACTATTGTTTTTCTTGAAGATGACGAGATTGTTTGCGATTCGGTTCAAGAAGATTTTGAGGAAAAGAGAACTCTTTGCTTTTTGAATAAATCAACTGATGGCAGTAGTGATTATTGGTCTAATGTACCAGTTTTAGAGATAAGAAAGGTGACGCTATCATGAACGCACAAATCAGACAAGACGCGATCGCAGGAACAGAACAAGCCATCGATAAGCTTGTAGAGTCGGTACGCGATCGCATGGCAGATCACGGTATTGGTAAGACCGTGATTGATCGCCAAATTAATCAGGACTTGGCGGCGTATCGGATGTTGGTTACTGAGTGGAAAGAGTTGAGGGGATTATGATTCAAATCGGAGATTCTAAAGACGACGAACTCAAGGGCGTAAACCTCTTACGCATTGAGTTGGGGAATCTGACTTTAGCTATTTGGAAGGTTCTTATTTATTCAAGATTTGAGTTTTACAACGGTAAATATTGTTTTTCAATTTCGTGGAAATATTTTTATTTTGGATTTGACAAACAATCATGACACAGGACATGAGTAACTTACCCCTAGAGAAGCAACTCACGCATCACCAATTCCGTGAACAGATTGCAGATATACGCGATCGCAATGTGTTGATTGAGATGCTGAAAGACTTGCATATCAAATATTTGAGCGATCAAGCGATGGTGAGTAAGATTGCTAAAAATGAGTTTATGGGAGGTAAATAAATGCTAGCTCTACAGCCCAATCTATTCGACATCTCATTGGTGCTTACTAGTGACGATGAATCGAACGATGAGAACTATACAGCGAGTTACATTGTGGAACCATTTCGAGATTTAGTTAAAGGCTTCCATCTTGATCCATTTTCTTGTTTAAGAGCAAATCAAATCATCCAAGCTCAAACCTTTTGGACTAAAGCTGATGACGCATTTAGCAAGGATTGGAGTCAGTACCAAAATAAATGGGTTAACCCTCCTTACTCCAAAGGGAACATTGAGAGGGCTGTAGAGATGGTTTTAACCTATGCTCACATTGGCAATACTTTCCTGCTTACAAATAGTAATACTTCTAGCAATTGGTTTTTGGATGCTCAAAATTATTCTGCGTGTTACCTAACTTTTAACCATAGATTAGAGTTCACAAACCCTAAGAACGATGGCAAAAAGAAAAAATCTGGCAATGACACAAGCCAGACTTTATTCTATTTTGGCAAGTTCACAGCTAAAAAGTTTAAGGCTTGCTGTGGGCATCTTGGCAATGTATCTATAACTATATGAAAACATGTTTGTCGTATCTGCTACATACTACTTACACGCTTTTTACTTTAAGAGCTTTAATAGATGTAAGTAAGTTGAGCAGTCCCACCATCAAGAGTGTCTCCACCAAAAGCTAGCAGCCTAAGCCCATCGATTGAAGCTCCCATGTTTCTAGACCCATTGCCAAAGACAGAATAAGCTGCATTGCTTCCTCCTCCCGACTGTGTAAATACCCAAGTCGAGGGGTCGATTAGGGTCAGTTGGCAAGTAGCGTGAACAATACTAGCGGCAGATGGGGCTGGGACTATAACAAAAGCTGCTGTAGTATTCGCGGGAGCTGATGTCACAGCAAGTAAGTCTGCTGAAGCTAAGTAACCAGTAGTAGCAAAGGTAGCAGCCGTACTAAGCTGAACACCTATTGAGTTTGTGCCAGTGGAGGAAAGGTTGGCAACCACAAGGATAATGCTACGAACTGAAGTTGGGATAGCGAAGTTAACGTTGGCTCCTGATAGAGTAATTGCTGGCAACACAACTCTAGATGGATTTACAATATTACTAGCCATTACACACCTGCCTCTATTCTCATGTTTCCGTTAGCACTTACCCAAATACCAGTAACAATACCAGTGTAATCATCAAAGTATAGGTAGCCTTGTGGTTCCAGTCGATACACTGATGAGGTAGATGCAGTACCACTCTTAGCTATGTAAGCTACTGAAGTGCTGTCGTTTCTGAAGGATGCCCACTTACGATTAGTGTTGAGTGCTAGTAATGTTACTGATGTAGCACTACTAGCCACCGACGTGGTAGGAGCAGTTGTAGCTTTAGGGGCAGCACCACCGCTATTCGCTAAATAACTTTGCAATTCTAGTAGGTTTTGCAAAGGCAATTGATCGGCTGACACTTCTTCCAAACTGCCTTGGAAGTTTGATTGTATATAAGCGTCCAGATCTGTCTGTAAATCAGTTTGTACTGTCATTTTGTACTGTCATTTTTATTAAAATAGGCTATTTCAGTATTCTTGATCCTGCACCAACACCGCCAGACATGACGGGCTTTGTTGATTAAGCGGGTGGATAGCGTAAGTCTCGACTTTGCAACAATGATATCTGATCTGGCTCCAAAATCAAATTACCCGATAATTTCTCGACTCCAACATAGCCGCCAACAGGTAAAGGCATATTTTGAGCAGGAAAAAACAAGAATTTAGAATAGTCTGCGGGATCTGCTTCAGGTGGGATTTCGGTGACAAATCCAATCTCAGGATGAGGTTCAGATGTGAGTTGATAAACTTCATAGCTAGTCTGTCCCGAGCTAGCAATGAGAGCTTGAATTTGATCAGTATTTGTGCCATCAAATTCAACGATGCTGGATAGTACTTGAGTAAGGATATATTGTTTAATTTCAGGCATTTTGAGAATCTCCTATATAGTGAGTAAATCTTGATAATTAACCGTAGACCCTGCTAACGCGGTAATAGCGGAGTTTGAAATTTCACTCGCAAAACGAGCGATAACGTTACCACTAGATGCGGGCAAAATATGCCCCTCTATGAAGGCAATGTTTCCAGTCGCTAAACTTGTCGCGTTTGAAGTGGCAGGAAAATCATAAGCAGAGCCATAGTTAAGACTCTGGGAAGTGGCTGTGATTGTGTAAAATGAAAGGTAATTTAATCGAGTAAAGCTAGGACCATTGATCGACCAGCGAGATCCAGTGGTAGTTACGGCGGCGGTGTAAGGGATAAAAAATTTAAACCATGTCACTACACCCGCCGTAACAGGGAAGCTTAACCCCGTCACGTCCTGCATCGTGTTAGCCGTCGCATTGTTATTAATGACGTTATTGGCTAGCACAACCTGAGAAACATCACTAGATAATGGGTTGTTGCCATTAACTAAGCCATTTTTGATCGAGCCATTGTTTTGGTAGACCACCCATCCTTGTCCCTCGGTATAGGTCATTAATTCGCCTATCCCAAGCACACACTTAAATAGTGTCCCTAAAGTGCCATTGCGATTAAGCCTAATAGTTACCGTTGCGTTGGCTGTGTCGGTATTAAATACGCTAAGAAAATCAACTATTCTCTGAGTGCTAGAAGCAGGGGAGCCAACTAAATCAACGGCTGTAGTACTATTAGTCGCAACCAAGCTAGGGGCGCTACCAGAATATGCACTAGTTGAAATATCCTTGTAAGTTGCGACACAATCAAGTTGATTAGTGGCAATTGCGTCGCCTAAAATCACTTGTATTTTATCGGTAGTAGTAGATAGAATTAACATTAAAGCCTCAGCATAGCGATTGCCGTAGTTTGTGCAAAAGATAGGCCCGACGAGCCAGATCCGCCCGTATTAGTAACCCAAGTCATTACACCCGTGCCATCGGTTTGTAAAATCTGTCCCGAAGTTCCGTAATTTGGCGGTAAAGTAAAAGTTAAATTTGCGCCCTGACCCGTTGCTGGTAATTGCAAAATAGTTCGCCAGTCAGATCCGCTTTGACTAGCTCCAGCATTAAGCATGAAGCTAGTATTAGTGATTCCCTTTAGATCAGGTATTAAGCTCATTTAATTATGACGGTACAGAGTAATACACCAAGATTCTAGCAGCTCCAGCACTAGCGCCACCTGCTGCGTAAGTAGCGATCAAAGCTTCACTAGCCGCCGCCTCTCCAGGGTTCGTTTCATAAACATCTTTAGCAGTGCCTTGCAAGACGTTTTGAGACGAACCCATATATTTAGAGGTAGTGCCAGCAATCCCCACAGTTACGTTAGCAGTGCCATTAAAAGGCGTATCAATAACGACTTGGATTTTATGGATTACAGCATTAGCTGGAGTCGTAAACAGTGTTAATGGTGAAGACGTACCAAAAGCTAGCGAAGTAGTATCAACCGCCATTTTGTCGGCAGATCCTCCCACCCCAGCCCATGTCAAATTGCCACTGCCGTCCGTCTGCAAATACTCGGACGGCGATCCGTCTGTAGTAGGTAATGTCAGTGTGTAGCCAGCCGCCATACCAGTTGCAGGACGATTGATTGTAATAGACCAATCCGCGCCTGTATTAGCAGCGTCAGCGTTGATGATTAGACCAGTGTTGCCAGTTGTTTCAAATTGGCTTGCTTGAACCTTTACGTCGGCATTATCAGCAGCATTACGAGCAGCAATCCCACCCGTAATATTTTTCCAAGCATTTACACCGACGCGAAAAAAGCTTTCTGTCGTACCTTTTAGATCTTTAAACAGCCCCATTTCTTTTTCCTATTCGTAATAAACAATAACAACGCCTGATCCTTGAGTAGCGCCCATACCAGTATTAAGAGTTAGCAAAATATTGGTATTTGACACATATTTATAAAACGGAGTCGTTGCGTAAACATCCGTAGAAAGCGGATTATTTTGACCTGTAGTCATTAATCTTTGAGTATTGCCACTATCTCCTACAGAAATAGTAGAAACGACATTAAAGGCAACATCAAAAACAATTTCAACCTGAGTAATCCGCTGCCCTGCTGTCAATGCATAGATCGTCTGTGTGGTTACATCGCCATAACTAAAATTTATGGATTTTTGCTTAGCTGATACGCCAGTGTTATTAATCTGGATTGGTGCAGATTTAATAATTCGTGTTGGCGAGTTAAGGACTTTAACTATTTGCGTCATGGCATTGGTACAGGATTAACGACGTAAGGGGAGATCTCTATAAAATATTCTGGCGATCCTCCAGCTATTAACTGCAAAAAACAATGTCCAGTCCATCGACCCGCGGGGGACATGGCACTTGTCTGAATTGCGCTAAATTCAAATTCCGCTAATCCGTTAGAGTACTTTGTAACAGTAGGGGCAATACTAATAGACGATTTTGCGTTTGGCGCGATCGCAAAAAAAACATCGTACAGTGATAAATCAGCACCAACAAAAGTCGCCTGAGTACCCACACCAAAAGATAGCGATGCTTTCCAAGGGAAACCAATAACTATCGGATTGTCCGCAAAATTTTCAATTGGTACTTCAAGAGCGCAACTCATTTTTATTAAAATAGGCGACCTTGCGATCGCCTATTCCGTTTAGTTATTCAGTATCTACAGGTGTAGATTTTTTAGCTTTTGACTTTGGTGCGATCGCTTCTGGTTCTTCCTCAATAATCGGATTTAGATCGGGGGGCGCTGTTAGCCATCCGTCTGCAATCCAGCCCTCAGCATCATGATGATGGATTCGTCTTAATTCCCCTGTTTTGGGGTGATAAAGATTTTGCTTCATGATTTAGCGACCAGATGGAACGAGGTATGCGCCAAAAACGAGGTTTCCTGCTGTGCTGAGTTTAGTTGCGACAATTCTTAAAAACCTTGCATTAGCAAAAGTTTTATTGATTTGTTCGCCACTCAAGAATACCTCTTGACCATTGAGAGCCGCGCCAGCCGCTACGGTGGGGGCAATAGAGGCGACTTGCCTATAAGTACCGCCAACAGTGTCGCAAACTTCAAGAGATAGAGTCCAATGAACAGTGCCCGCCGCATAGCTAGAGTAAGCAGCCTGATTAATGATCACCTTTACCGATTCTTCGGCATTAAAAGGATATTCAATGGGAGTGCCATTAGTAGTTACACTGATAGCCGCCGCTGCGTGATCGCGTAGGGTTGTTAACGCATCGATTTGCGATGTGTTAGTAGAGTTATTAGCTCTAGGGAGAGTAGATTTAAAAGCGCCTGAGTAGACCATAATTTTCTCTTTAATTGGGTTGAAAGCATTGCAAAATATCAATTATGGGATATCCCATAATTGATATTTTTAAGCGACAAAAGCAGCGTCCTTTACACCAGCAAGGCGAACAAAGGAACGAGGGTTATAGGTTGCGAAATTGTTCAGCCAATCCATACGGATTAGTCTCTTAGTTTCGGTTTGCATTTCACCCATATCACGCACGTCAATACCGCCTGTTTGGATACCTGTAAGATCTTCAGGGCTGAACGCAACGACATAGATCGAAGAAGTAACAGATGCACCGCCACCCGATCCTTGTTCCGCAAAACCAAGGATTTGATCACCCTCTGCGTCTTCTTCGATTGCGTACCAAGGGATACCTTTAAAAGTAGGAGCTTCTACGCCTACATCATTCTTGGTTTGCACAACATAGCCAGAAATCGAAGGGTTAGAGATTGCATCTTGGTAGCGCAAAGCTAACTCAAGATTTGAGTAGATGCGTAGTTGGGCGCGAGGATTAACAGGACGTACTTTAGCGATCGCACGGCGCAAAGAACTGAGAGATAAAGCGTCACCGCCTGATGTGCTACCAGCTTGAATTAGCTGACTACCACCTGCACGAGTCTTCAACCCAGAAAATTCTTTAGGGTTAATGGCGTGATCACCATTAAAGAAATCGCCATGCCATTTAAGTTGTAAAGACTTAAGCGCCATTGAGATTTGAGTAGTCAAGACGTTTTCGCCATACAGCTTTAATCCAG